TATATGAAAACTGGGCAGAAACCAAAGAGACACTTCTTGAAGGTCTTTCTGAAAGCAAAAAGCGTATTTTAGGCCCTGTCCTAGAAAACCAAATGCAACACCTTCGTGAAACTGCAGATGCTGGCACAAACAGTGCAGGCGCTATCAGCAATTTCCAGAAGATCATGATCCCTATGATCCGCCGTATCATCCCTGGTACAATCGCAACTGAACTTGTTGGTGTTCAGCCAATGAGCGGTCCAGTTGGTCTTGTTTACTCTATGCGTTTCATGTTCGCAGAAGGCGTCGATGCTAATCCAGCTGTAGGTTCTTTCCAACCTTCCGCTACAGCTTCTGACATCTCTGCTGGTACAGAAATGTGGGCTAACAACAGCAAGATGAAGCGTTTCTATTCTACGAACGATACTGAATCTGTTGCTGGTGCAGCTCCTGCACTTAATGTATCCTCTGGTTTTGCTGCTAAGACATCTGACTTTGAAGCATACGGTGGTCGTTCTTTGTCTCTTGAAGTATTGAAGCAAACTGTTACAGCTGGCTCACGCAAGTTGCAAGCACGTTGGACTCCAGAAGCTATGCAAGACTTGAAGGCTTCTCATGGTCTTGACCTTGAAGCAGAAATTACAGCTCAGCTTTCAGCTGCTGTTGTTTCCGAAATCGACAACGAATTGATCAACGATTTGTTGGCTCTTGCTGGTACAACTGACACATTCGACATGGCTGGTACTTTCACAGGTACACCTAACTATGTTGGTGACCGTCACGCAGTTCTTGGTATCTTGATCAACAAGATGGCTAACGAAATTGCTCGTAAGACACGCCGTGGTCCAGCTAACTGGATCGTAGTTTCCCCAATGGTTGTTTCTATCCTTCAATCTGCTGCTAAGTCCGTCTTCGCACCAGCTGTAAGCGGTTCATTCGACGGTCCAAACAACACTAAGTTGGTTGGTACATTGAACGGTGCTATCAAGGTTTACACTTACATCTATCACGATCAAGGCACAGAGCCAATCATGATGGGTTTCAAGGGCGGCAACGGTGAAATGGACAGCGGTTACTTCTACTGCCCATACGTACCTTTGATGTCTTCTGGTGTTGTTGTTGACCCACACACCTTCAACCCACACGTATCATTGATGACACGTTATGGAAAGGCAACTTTCACTGACGGCGCAACATCTCTTGGTAACAGTGCTGACTACTACGGACGTATCAACGTCGCTAACCTTACATTCATGTAAGCATCGACGAGTAAGTACTCTATTAGAAACCCGCTTCGGCGGGTTTCTTTTTGCCTCGGGACAGGAGTAGTGATAAATAGATTCAATACTATCTCAGGGTAAACCATGGCTAAAGAAGAAAAACAGGATTGGAAAGTAGTCCTAAAGAAGAACGGGAAGAAGATAACTTCAGTCACGACATTCCCTGGTAATTGGACAACAGGACAGGTCAAAGATTGGTTTAAGACTGAAGTCTTAGAATTAACAAAGCTTACTAAAGTAAAAGAGGAAGAACAAATGTCTCCAGAAAATGAAATGACACCTAAGCAAGAAATGCGTTATGCTGATGATCTTGCATCACGTCTTCCTAAAGACCTCACCACAGAAGAAGAAATTCTTGCAGCTGGTTTTAAGCTTGCTGAGAAAGATATTGGTCGTCGTTCAGCAATCTATTACTTCCAGTATGATGAAGACTTCGCAAGCGACTTCGTATCAGCATACAAAGAAGCTACACCACTTGGTGCATTAAGTGGTCAGACATATGAGTCAATGGGACAGCGTTTCTTAAAGAAGGCCCTTGCACAAGAAGGTGTTGACAAAGAAACATTAGGTCAGAAGATTGCTAATAAGATTATGGGCGCTGCACCAAGAGAACCAAAGTATAAAGTTGGTGACATGGTTTCATTTGAAATGTCTCCACCTCAGAAGGATGGATCAGGCACTGGTAAGATTACAAAGTATGATAAAGGTTCCGGTTTTTACACAGTAAATGGCCGCCCAGTTAATCACTTTGAAATTAAGAAAGTTATCAAAGAAGCTAAGGATGATTCTTACTACACCTTGTCTTCTACAAAAGCTGCTGAGCTTATGAAGGAACGTTTTGGACCTACCACTAGATCAACAGACAAAGATGGTCGTTGGATCTTCAAAGACAAAGATGGTGTTGAAGTTGCATTGAGCGATATCGATGGTGAAGGCGATCGCACTTGGAACATTTTCAGATCTAAAGCAATTAAAGAAGCTGCAAAGACAGTCTATAAGAATGCTGAAGTTATCAAGACTAAGAAAGGCCGCGAAGTAGGAGAACTTTACCAAGACAATAATGGTTGGGGCTGCTTCCACTACAAAGCAGACTCTGGATTTGACAGCATGAACTCCAGAAAGCAAGCGCTTGACCAGCTTAAAGAAATGGAATACGACCATAACCCTCGTAGCAAAGAAGCAATTGAAACAGGCAAGCTTGGTGAAAGTCTTACTTTGAAAGAAGCTGGTGAATATACAAAGGCTTATGACATGGGTAAAGATCATGCTCTTAACAATGAAAAGAAGCATGCTCCATGGCCTAAAGGTTACCCATATGATTTGCACCACAAAGCATACAACACTGGTTACAAAGACTGGAAACCTAAGCAAGCTCCAAAAGAAGTTGCACCTAAGAAGGGTGAAGAGCAGATCAAAGAGAGTATGATTCGCGATATGATGAAGTTAATCCCTCGCGGCATCCTTGGTGAAGAAGTTGATATGGAAGCTGTAAGAGCTTTGTCAGATGACAAGCTTAAAGAGATGATCAAAGACTTTGAATCACAACTCAAGATGGGTGATAGCAATGCTGCTTCAGGTCTTAAGGCTTTGAGAGCAGAAGCTAAGCGCAGAGATTCAGCAGGGTTTGTTGAAGAGGATATTAATACCGAAAGTGTTCTACGAACTGCAGCATATGGTGCTGACCCAGAAGGTATAGCTGGTCTATTGGCAGCAGGCGAGATGGGTATCAGAAATCTAGTCAAGAAGGGTGTTGATAAAACAAAGACGCAGGTCGCCAAAAAAATGGCAGATGCTAAAAAGCCAACACGAGATGAATACGAGCCTATCTCGTATAAACCTTCTGCATCAAGAATGCGCGAGTCAGCTGATGGAACAGATTGGGTAGACCAAGCTGAGTCTGTGATCACTATCAAGGGAACAAAAGTTACTGTTACTAGAGATAAAGACGTGTTAGGTTATCAGTGGAAATCAGGGGATGGCAAAGGCCACTATGAAGAAATCAACATGAAGAACAAACACACTCCTGCTGAAATGAAGAAGATCATGGCTGACGAGATTGAATACACAAACACTCGTCATACACGTGCCCTTACAAATATGTCAAACATTGCAAAGTATCGTAAGAGCGAAGGCAAAGGACATCCAACAGATACAATGGAATCTGTAGGTGAAACATTCAAAGGCTATGACGTTCACCACAATCCTGACGGTGTAATGGTTCTTGTTATGGGCAGTGATGAAGATGCACAGGATGATTACTATGGTATCAATGTTGTCTTCAAAAAGAAAGGCACTAAGCCTGAGTTGGTAACATCAGATGATCTTGCTGATCGTCAAGCAGCTAAATACAAAGTACAGATCATTGCCGCAGCTGAAAAGCGTTTAGGCAAAGAAGAGAAAGATCACTTGGCGAGTTTATAATGTCTATGGAAATGGTTTTTGCTAGCTTAGCAGTCTCGTTCTTTGCGGGATTGCTATCATTGGTTGGTGGTTTGATCATGCTACCATTCTTGCTTCATTATCCTGATTACATTTCAATAAAATTCGGTGCGGAATTGAACCCGAAGGTTATTCGTAATGGTTACATAGTGGCAGGTATTTCAATACTTACTGCATGCTTCTTTACATTCAGAATATTCTACATCATTACTCAGGGCAAAGATTTTGCAAGTAATGATTGGCTGTCATATGACTTCTTGGTTGGCTTTTACATGTTTCTAAACAGTTACTTTATTCTATCTTTATACAGAGAACGTAGACGGATTGAAAAATTAACTGAAGATAGAAACGACGATAAATTATCAGACTTCTTCTAAAATGAAAAACATACTTGTTGTTGGTTATGGGTTCGTTGGGAAATCCGTTGAATATGCTCTTACGTCTCGGGAGGACAGTCCATTTGCTATTCATATCTATGACCCGAAAGCTGGGCATGATATTGATATTTCAAACTGGACAGACTACTGCGCAATCTTTATTTGCGTTCCAACTCCACCAGGTAAATTCGGCGAATGTGACTACTCTATTGTAGAACACTATGTTGACATGTTTAAGAACCCTACATGTCCTATCATCTTGAAGTCAACAGTACCGCCAAGCGGTATTGATAAGCTGCTGGCAATAAATCCTGAGTTGATCTACATTCCAGAGTTCCTTACTGAAAAGAATTGGTCTCATGATGTGATGAATGCTGAAGTTACTTACATTGGAACAAACAGTGACCCACTATTCTTCTTAGTATCTGAAATTCTTGTTGATGCTGGCCTGAAAGGACTTGCCGTTCATGTCACTCCTAGAGTTGCATCACTCATCAAGTACACTACCAATACCTTCCTAGCTATGAAGGTAGTCTACATGCATGAGATGTATAGTTGGCTAAAGTCAGAAGGTAAGGAAGAAGAATACAATGACCTCATCTTTAATCTGAAGTATGATCCAAGAATGGGATCATCTCACTTCAAAGCACCTGGCGAACATGGGCTAGGATATGCAGGTAGCTGCTTTCCAAAGGATGTGAGAGCA